CCGTGAAGGCGCCGCTCGGTCCGCTGCAGCCGAACACCGTGCCGGTCGGCAAGAACTGAGGGAATCATGAAGACGACACCTGTGCTGCCCAACCATGACCCAAAGCGTCCCGGCGCGCCGGCGGACAACCGGCCAGTGCCGCTCACTGTGCCGCCGAAGCGCAAGTAAGGAGGTTCCACGTGGAACGACCACCGACCCCGCAGGAAGAGGCGGAGTACGACGAGTTCATGGACCGCGCCGAGGGCGTGACCGAGGAGCGCAGCAAATTCTCGGAGCTCTCGAACAAGCTCGCCAAGAAAAAGACCAAGAGCGGCAAGCAGAAGATCAAGGACCCGGATGCACTTGCCGCTGCGATCGGGTTCAAGAAATTTGGGAAAGCGGGCATGTTGGCGAAGGCGAAAGCCGGTAAGGCGAAGGCCAACAAGTGAGCCACGGGGACATCCCCTTCGCGCACTGGTATCCGAAGCCGAAGCGAACCCGAAAGCGCGCCGCCAAGACCTCTACCACAACGCCGGACTGGCTGCAGTTTCCGTCCCGCATGTATGCGAGTGCGGTGCCGTCGAGGTTTAACCAGGGCTTCCCGTCGTTCAACACGTCCGAGGACCTGGAGCTCGTCTCCAGCCTTCGGAACATGCGGGCGCGGTCGCGCGCTCTCGTGCGCGACGCAGGCTTCGCCAAGAGCGCCAAGCGGGCGATCGTCGACAACGTCATCGGGACCGGGGTGCGGGTTCAGCCGGCGGTGAAGACCGCGCGCGGCGGCTACAACGACCGCATCAACGACGGCATTGCGGACGCCTGGGCGAAGTGGATGCACGCGCCGAACTGTCACACCGGCGGGGCGCTGCACTTTCACGACATGGAACGGATGCTGATGGGCCAAGTGTTCGAGGCGGGTGAGATCTTCATCCGCATCCACCGCGGCCAGAAATTTGGCTGGTCCGAGGTGCCGATCGCGCTCGAGGTGATTGAGCCCGAGCGCATCGTCGACGGCTACGCTTATCCAGGAGCGGTGTCGCCGAAGTCCGGCGGCGTGCGCCTCGGCATCGAGACCGACAAGTTCAAGCGGCCGATCGCGTATTGGATCCGCGATCTGCACCCGGGCGACATTCGCTTGAACCTTGAGCAGTCGGACGCGGTGACGCGAGTGGATGCGGCGGACGTCATCCACATCTACGTGGTCGACCGCTGGCCGCAGACGCGCGGGATCCCGTGGATGCACGCCGCCGCCGCCAAGGTGCAGGACGTCAACGGCTACACCGAGGCCGAGATCATCGCGGCCCGAGGTGCGGCCTCCTACATCGGCATCATCGAGACGCCGGAGCCGTCGGCTTCACTTGCGCAGCAGGCACCCGACAACACCTACCAGATGTCGGTCGAGCCAGGAATCTGGTATCGCTCGAAACCGGGCGAGAAGATGAGCTTTGTCGCGCCGAACCGGCCGACGAACAGCTTCGACCCGTTCATGCGCTTCATGCTGCGGGAGATCTCGGCTGCGACTGGCGTTTCCTACGAGGCTGTCTCTCACGACTACTCGCAGTCGAATTACTCCTCGACTCGCCTTTCGCTCTTGAACGAGCGGGACGTGTGGAAGGCGTTGCAGTCCTGGTGGATTCGGTCCTTCCGCCATCGGCTCCACCGTGAGTGGATGAAGATGGCCGTGATGGCGCGCGCCATTCCTGAGATCGACATCATGGACTTCGGCGGCAACGCCGAGAAGTTCCTGGAAGCCAACTTCCGTCCCCGGGGATGGAGCTGGGTCGATCCGACGAAAGAGGTCCAGGCGTACGTGCAGGCCATCAAGTCGGGCCTGCGGACTCAGGCTGATGTCATCGAGGAGACCGGCGGCGGCATGGACCTCGAGGAGATGATGAAGTCGCGCGCCGCAGAGCTCGAATACATGCGCGAGCTCGGCATTCCGTTCGACACCTCGCCCATCGTCTACGTCTCCGCCGAGACCCGCGGCCAGATGGTGATGAAGGACGACGGCACGGTGGTGCCGGCCGCTCAGGTGACAGCGGAGATCCAGCAGAAGTTCAACTTCGAGGCGCAGGGACTGCCGGCGCCGCCTACCTCTGCGGGGGCATTGCCAGACCCGGAGACGGTCGAGGAACCGGCGGCGGCCGAGGGTGAGGAAGGCGACGACGAAGAGGACCGGACCAGCAATCTGGTGAGCTTTTTCCGGCGCCGGCAGCGGCGCGGGGAGTGACTATGGCGGAAGAGACCTTCAGCTACGACGAGGCGGCACGCTGCGCGACCATCACGATGGAAGGTGGCCGGCCTTTCAAGCTCTCGAACGTCTCGAAGGAGCGCGCGGAGGCCTTCTACAAGCGCCTGAAGGACGAGGCGGCGGCGATGGTGGCACGGGGTGCCAAGGGCGACCCCCTCACTTTCAGCGGCTTGGACGGCACGATGGTGCGTCATGGCTGATGAGAACCGCACCCGCAAGCTCTCGTTCTCGTCCGAGCAGGCGGTGGTCCCGCGCTGGTTCGGGGGCGAGATCCTGGATCACTCGCCGAAGGCGGTACGGACGGACTTCCTCAACTCCGGCCGCGCGCCACTCCTCATGAACCACGACACCAGCGCCCAGCCGATCGGGGTGGTGGAGAAGGGCTCAGTCCAGGTCGGCAAGGACAAGGTTGGCCGGTGCGCGGTGCGCTTCGGTCGCACGGGGAGCGCGGTGGACGCGCTCACGAACGTGGATGACGGGATCCTCGCCAACACCTCCGTCGGCTATCGGGTGCATGAGATGCGCTTCGACAGCGAGAAGGACGGCGAGGAGAACTACAGAGTCGTTGATTGGGAGCCGCACGAAGTCAGTCTCGTGGGCGTCCCGGCCGATCGGTCCGTCGGGGTCGGTCGGGGTTACAGCGAGGCTGACACAACTACCAGAGGTACACGTATGAGTGAAGTGAACGGCACCGCGGCTGCTGAGCGCGCTGCGGAGGAAGAGCGGGCCCGTGCGGCGGAGGCCGTTCGGCAGGAGAAGCTGCGGCAGGAAGCCGAAGCGACGGCGGCACGCGCTGCGGCGGAGCGCGGGCGCGATGGCGCGCGCGAACTCGAGGCGAAGCGCACCAAGATGATCGAGGACTGGTGCCGCGAGAACAAGATGGACGAGCGGCTGCAGCGCCAGTGGATCACCTCCGGACTTCCCGTCGAGGTGGTCGCGGACGAGATCCTGCGGATTCTCAAGAAGCGCGGCGAGTCGGGCGGTGCGAGTGCCGCGAAGCTCGGGCTTTCCGAGCAGGAAGCGAAGCGGTTCTCGATCTGCCGCGCGGTGCTTGCGGCCGAGGACGGCGACTGGACCCAGGCCGGGTTCGAGGCGGAATGCTCGGCGGAGATCGCCAAGCGGATGAACAAGGTCCCGCAGCGCAAGAAGTTCTACGTCCCATACGAGGTGCAGCAGACGCAGCGCACGGTATCGGGAGACCGCATCACGCGCGGCGACCGCCAGATGATCCAGCGGGATCTGACGAGAGCAGACGTTGTCGGCACGACCACGGCCGGCGGGTATTTGGTCGAAACCATCAACCTGTCGTTCATCGAGCTCCTGCGTAACCGCACGGTGGCCTTCAGACTCGGTGCGACGGTGCTCTCCGGTCTCGTCGGCAACGTGAGTATCCCGAAGCAGACAGGGGCGGCAACCGCCTACTGGCTCTCGGCGGAAACGACACAGATCACGGAAGTCGAGCAGACCTTCGGACAGCTGGCGTTCTCGCCGCACACAGTTGGCGGGTACACGGAAATCAGCCGACTCCTGCTGCTGCAGTCCTCGCCTGACGTCGAGGGCATCGTGAACGCGGATCTCGCGGCCATCATCGGTATCGCGGTGGACGCGGGTGTGATCAACGGCTCGGGCTCCGCCGGCCAGCCGCATGGCATCGTCGGCCTCTCGGGTGTTGGCACCACGACAGGAACCACCCTGGGACTCGCGGGACTTCTGACCGCGCAGGGGACGGTGGGTGCCGCGAACGTCGTGCCGGTCCGCGGCGGTTGGACGACGACCTTCGTGAACTCAGCGCTGCTGCGTGCTCGGCAAGAGTTCTCGAACACGTACAGCCCGCTCTGGTACGGCTCGGTGTGGGACGGAATGATGCTCGGTTACCCCGGCATCGCCTCGAACCAGTGCCCGACGGGTGACCTCATCTTCGGCGACTGGGCGCAGGTCGTAGTGGCGGAGTGGGGCGTGCTGGAAGTCGAAGTGAACCCGTACGCGAACTTCACGGCCGGCATCATCGGCGTGCGCGCCATGATGACGATCGACGTGGGCGTCCGGTATCCGGGTGCCTTCTACGTCATCACCTCGGTTACCTGAGAGGTACACATGGCACTGACCAGCGACAGCTTTCGAGACCCTCGGAAGCTCTACAAGGTGAAGGTGAAGTCGCCGTTCTGGATCGCAGGACGCGACGACCCGACCAAGGTGGGAGAGGTTGTGTCTCTCCCCCGGTCGGATGCGGCCGAAGTGATTCACTCGAACAAGGCTGACCCGCACGTCGAGGGAGAACTCGCTCCCTCGACGAGTCCGATTCTGCGAGCTCAGCCGCCGCTGATGCCCGAACCCGAACCCACGAAAGACGCGAAGGCGTCAAAGTCCAAAGGAGACTGATCC